TCGAACTTCATGCGCGTGATCAGCTGCGTCACGTCGATACCCTGCGCCAGCATGTACCGGACGTAGTCCTGCAGCGGGCGGTTCTCGCCCTCGGCCTTGCCAAAGATCGACGCGGCGGGCAGCGACAGCTGCATCACATCGCCTTCCATGTCGTTGGCCAGCACGATGGCGACCTGCTGCCCGAAACGGCACGCACGGGAGTCACCCTGGCCCGAGCCGGCCACGTTCTGCGGGCAGGTTGCGCAGGTCGCACCCTGCTTGTTCTTCACCGTCGGGTCCGGGGCGTTGCCGTCAGCCGACCAGCAGGTGGGAGGTTGGGCAGCCTGGCCTTCGACGTACGTGCCGGCGTAGAACGTGCGGTGCACCTTGGGCGCGGCGTTGACAATGACAACGTCCAGGTAGCGCTCCTCGATCGAGGTGACTTCTTTGCCATCCACCATCAGGCGGAACACGCAGCCCTTGATGGACAGACGTTTGCCGGAAGCGCCGCCGCCGGCCAAGGCCTTGGCGATCGCAGACAGCTCGCCTTGCTTGGCGTAGGCGGGGCGCATCGCGCCGGGGTTAAAGGTCGTGATTGCATTGCTCATGGTTGCTTCCTTTGCTTCAGGTCGACTTGCGTACCGAGACGTCCACCTCGGTCATGGTGTTGAGGCCCGGGGGGACGACGCCCGGGTTGTCGTTCAGAAACTCGCTCATCGCTTTCTGCGCAATGCGCTTCTCCAGCAGATCGACGGCGTCGTGGTCGATGATGAAACGCTTCATCGCGTCCCAGTCCTGCGCCACGTACCGCGTCTTGGTGGACAGAATGATCGTGCCATGGTCGGTTTTCGCCGACTTCTGGCCCGTTGCCTGCATGATGTCCTTCATCGCCAGCGCCACCTCGTGCTGCTTCGCCTTGAGGTCTTCGGCTTCGGACTCGTAGGCCTTGGTGATCTCGCCAAGGCGCCCGCGCATCTTGAGGTACACCTTCGCCAGGCGGTCCAAGGTCAGCGCGCTATCGGTTGCTACTTCGCTCATCGTTCGCTCCTTCTGTTGTGTTGGGTATCCTACACCGGAATCCGGCGTTGTCAAGAACTGCACAAAAATATTTTCACACCTCCATCTCTGCGTCGAACATCTGCGTCAGTAGTGCGTGGTCGGTGACGCGGCCGTCCATTGCCTGAAACATCTTCTTCTCGATCGGGCTGCTCTGGATGTGCACCACGGTAACCTTGTCGCCGGTCTGTCCCTTGCGGTCGGCCCGGGCGATCGCTTGAGTGTACTGTTCGACGGACATGAGAGGTCCGAAGAATACCACCGTATCGGCGGCCGTCAACGTGATACCGTGTGCCGTAGCCTGGGGTTGCATCACCAGAACGCGCGGATCGGGCGTATGCTGGAAGCGGTTGATCAAATCCCCTCGACGCGTAGGGGTGACGTCCCCGTGGATGACGCCAACCGTGTGCCCGTTCTTCTCCAGAAACTGCACGATGATGTCGATGCTGGAGCGGAACAGCGCGAAGATGATCACCTTACGCTCGGTCTCCTGCAAGATCTCCAGCAGCAGGTTCATGCGGGGCGTGGCATCGAACTCCACCACCTCCTTGTCTTCGGTGTACACGGCGCCGCAGCTGATCTGCAGGAGCTTGTTTACCACAGCCGCCTTGTTCACCGCGCTGATGACCTCGCCGGCCGCGTGCGCCAGCATGTTGTCCTTGATCAGCTTGTAGTATTTCCACTGCTGCGGAGTCATGTCGACCTCGCGCGTGGTCTTCAGTACCGGCGGCAAGTCCAGGCACTGCGCTTTCGTAAAGCGGATGGCGGGCTGCAGCACTTTGAACACCGTGTCCTTGGCGTCAGGCTTCGGCACCCACTTGAACGTCGATATCTTCAGCATCACCTTGTCGCGCCAGGCCGTGATGTAGTTGGGCACTGCGGTCGGGTTCACCAGCTTGGCCATGCCGAACGCGTTGAGCGGTGACTGCGCAGCAGGGGTGCCCGTCATCATCCACAGGAACGTGTCCGGACGAATGATCTTGGCCAGCGCCTTCCACCGACGCGTGGTGGGCAGCCCGTAGCAGTTGGCTTCGTCCACGATGATCATGTCGAACTTGCCGTTGGCGTTGATCTCGTCGGCCACCAGGTGCACACCGTCGTAGTTGATGATGACGATTTCGTAGTCACCCTGGATCATTTCGATGCGCCGCGCGGCCTTGTCGTGGTGGGCTACGATTGCGCTGCGGTGGATCACGGAGTTGTTGATGTCCCCCATCCACGCCGACTGCATGATCGACATCGGGCAGATCACCAGACAGCGGCGCACCTCGCCGATCTTCATCAGGTAGTCCATCGCCCACAACACGCTGATCGTCTTGGCGGTGCCGGGGTCGTTGAAGATGAAGCCGCGCCGATGCAGCGTGGTGAAGCCCGCGGTCGTCTTCTGATGCTCCATCGGCTTGTACCGTCCGGGCCACTCGTACTTGCGACGGATGGGGGACGGCACGTCCTTGACGCCCAGGTTCTTGAGCACGCGCATCTCATCCAGGCCCCAGTAGACCGTGACCTCGTGGCCGCCCGGGACAGGCGTGATGATGTGCTTGGGGATGACGGCGTACTTGCCGGGTGTGCGTGTCCGGAACCGGACAGCCTTGTTCTCGATTATTTCCATGTCTTCGGCACCAGTTTGTACGCATCCGTGTCCGGATAGTTTTCGATCAACGCCATGCGCATCAGCCGGTGTGCGAGGCGGTACCAGTTGAGTCCGTCCGCATCCTGCAAAGTCGTTGCTGGGATCCAGTCCCAGCCCCACTTCGCGGCCCACATGCCGTGCGCCATCTCTAGAGACATGGACAGCTCTGGCATGGTGTTGGGGTCGGGTGCAGAAGCCACGGTTGTCGTGAACGAGCTGCTGATGTTGCGCGGAAACGCGTACTGTCCGGCCTGGCTCCCGACACGTGTTGGGAGCCCAGTGTTGTCGACGATGTAATACCCGCCCGGTGTCAAGTCCGTCACGTTGATGACCGAACCGTCGGCTTGCCGAATGGCGTTCGTACTCATGTCATGACCCTCCAATGTCCACGGCGCGCTTCCATGTGCTTGGTCTGCAACAGGCGGTCCGCCAGCGCGTGCCAATCCATTTCTCCCGCATTTGCTGCGGTTGGCACATCACCGGAGTACACCCATCCGTCGCCGAACTGCACGATCCACAGGTCCACGGCAACCGACACGCTGCACGCGTTGTGCGGCATCTCCAGCTCCTCCCTGGCACGGCGCCGTTCCTCCGCGGCCTTGGCCTCCTGCGTCGCAAGCTGGGCCTTCTGCCACTCCAGCATCTGCGTCGCGGTCATGGTGTATTTGTGGGGCGGGCCGTTGTGGGGGTGCTGCAGGCCAAACAGATGTCCTGGCGGGGCGGCGAGCATGCTCTGGTACAGCTTTTCCTTCTGCAGCATCGCGTCTTCTTGGTCTTGCATCAGGGCGTTTATCTGCTGTGCGGCCGCGCTGAGCGGGGTGCCCGCCGTCGAGTTGTTCGGCGAGCCGAACAGGGATTGGAAAATGCTGTTCATGTCACGATCCTCCAGTGCTCGTTCTGGTCTTCCATGCGGTTCACGTCGTACAGGCGCCGCGCCAGGCGCGTCCAGTTCATGTTGCCGGGATCCACGATCTCGGCGATGTTGCGCTTGGCAACCCATCCGTCACCGAACTGCACGGTCCACAGATCGACTGCAACGGATATGGAACACACGTTGTGCGGCATAGCAAGCTCGGCTGTCTGTCGTGCTTCCTCCGCTCTGCGTTTCTGGAGTGGGTCGTACTCGCCACGAGCTGACTTGCGCTTGTATTCCTGGGCAAAGCGCTGCTCCTCTTCCAGCATCCGTGCAAGGGGCGTGTACGACTCTTTAACACTGCGCTCGTCCCACCCCGGCAGCGCCTTGATAGAACTGTCCTTTGTGATTGCCATCTTCATACTCCTTCTTTTATCTTTGCTCTGTACTCCATCCTGTCGGACATGTAGTGGTAGTCCAGCAGGTCAGCCTTGGCCAGGACGCGTGTCAGTTGCGCGAGCACGCTCTCGCCGTCTATCAACATCTCCTCCGTCACCGTCACCCAGTCGTGTCCGTTACGTACGATCCATAGATCGACGTACGTTGACAGCGGTACCGGGTCGGGAGACATCACTTGGCGTTGGGGACCTTGTAGCCTGACGACTTGCGCCAGCCGCGGTTCTTGGATGCCGGCTGCACTTCGAGGTTGTCCTTGGTGGCGCTGCCGCCGTTGTCGAACGCCTTCTTGTGTGCCAGGTCCTTGCCGTCACCGATCTTGACTTCGCCATCCCGGATGGCCTGCCTGCGCGCCCGGCGCAGCTCGACCCCCGCTTCCTTGCGCTCGGGGCGCTTGTTGTACTCCTTTTGCCAAGCGAGCTTAGCGGCTGACGTTTTCGGCATGTTGCACCTCTCAGTGATTTGGGTTGAACTCGCAGGTATGGACTTGGCAAAATCTGCACAAACCCGACTTCGTCGGATTCCACACACCGGTGGCGTCCGCCACACCAATCCTACCAACTCGCTCGCGGTAGCGCCACCACAACTTCTCTTCCTGGTCCCGCATCACGCGGTGCCTGGTCACGGTGTTCTTCAGCACGAACAGCAGCCCGGACTTGACCTGGCGCACGTGGGGGAAGTGCTTGAAGATCATCAGCGACATCAGCGTGAGCTGGTCGGTGTCCGGGTACTTGTTACTGCCGGAGTTATGCGTCACCAGATAGCGCCGCGTACACAGATACGTGTTGTCGGAGGAGTCAACCCCGATGCACTGCGTGGGTACCGTTGGAACCCGGGAGATGCTGCGAATACGCCGCTTCGTAGACCGGCCTGTAGCCAACCCCTCAAACACCTCCGCCTTGCGCGGCAGCAGAAACGGTATCGCCGCTACCGGTCGCCAGGACACCGGGTACGCAGGTGTTTCTTTTCCGAATCCGACAGCAGTTGTTTTGGCGACATACGGACGTTCCCCCAGCGAAGCTACCAGCTCTGCGACCTGCGTCGCAAACGCGGCATCGGTTGTGTTCAGTACAGCCTGCTGACGTAAAGGGTTTGCATACCCGTCACCATCCATGATTCCCCGCAGCAAGTCCAGGCGCTGCGCGGCGCCTGCGTGCATGTACGCGTCCGGTATGTGTTTGTTGCCGTGCACACCCAACTGCTTTAAGCTAGGCAGTAATCCCAGCACCGTCTGCGCGCGGCATCTATCGCCCCGGCTCGGTTTCCCGAGCGCATACCCACGCCGCTCGATCTCCTCCCAGATAAAAGCGTCGGGCTTGGTTATCTCCCCAGACGTGTGTTTGCCGTCCGCCAGCCACACACCTAGTACATAGGGATCAATCAAAAGAGGCGTCACCCACTGCTGCACGGGTGCGCACAAGGGTACATGGTCGCCAACAACCAGCGTGCGTGCTTCAGCCACGCGTCCGTCCGCCAACGCCCACTTGTGGTCTTCGTCACACGTTATCTTCCCGCCGTCATCGAACACAAGTTCAAGGCACGGTTTGTTGTGTACCTGCGACTTGAACATCACGTTGCATGGCTGTCCGTCACGCCCGAAAACGACGTCCCCCACCCCCAAATCACGCATCAACTTGTACCCACCGGGTACTGGTATCTCGGTATCCAGTGGGAGACCTTTGTAGTCGAAGCAGTGTGCCGTCAGGTTGTCATCGTCCACGATGATCAGGTCGGCAATCCCCCGCACCCAGTAGCGCGGATCGTGGAAGCCGCAGACGTTCAGGTCCAAGGTCAGCGCCATCTCGTACTCGGTGTACGGCCGGCCTGGGATGCGCCCCAACGCGTCGAGCACAGGCTGCAGGAACGCGAAGCCTGGATCCAGCGGGCGCTTGTCACGCACATGCAGCTCCGCCTGCTCATGCAGCTGTGTCCCGTAGATGGTCTGCTCGGTCTCCTGGCGCGGGTACTTCTTCAGCACCTTGACCTCGTGGTAGCGTCTTGAACACGTTTCGAAGTCCTTCAAACCCGAGTGTGACCACTTGATGGTGGCCCAGGTGGATGTGTCGGTCATTTCGTTTCCTCCATGTATCTTCGCGCAGCTATGTCTGCGTAGATGTCGTCGAATGTTTCTTCGATGTACTGCTTCGGGCTCGCTGCGAGTCTCGCAGCGATCGCGTCGTACATGTCCCACGGAGCGTTCAGCTCCTCCAGCTTGGCGCCGCGGGCGTCGGGGTACAGCATGCGCGTTCGCCTGCCTCCGCCCGCTGGTTTGGTGTACCGGATTATGTACGCCTCCATCTCACCGAGTCTCGTGCCGTCGCAGTAGTCGATGCCGCATCCCCGCACGATCAGCAGCTCCAGCGCCAGCAGGTACTCTGGGATGCCGGCGGCGGGTCCGTGTATCACGCCAGCTTCGCTGTCTGCACAACCTGGTTCAGGCGCTTGCTGAACTGGGTCACGAACTGCTCGTTCTTCCATAGCGGGTGCTCCATGTCGTGCAGGATGGCGTGCGTGACCTCATGCCAAAAGGTTTCGCAGCGTTGCTCGTGGCTGCGCGGCTTGCCGCCCCGGCCCGTCCAGGCGAGCTCCACCACGCCTGGCGCAAAGTGCACTTCCCCGACACGCGCGTGTGTTAGTAGCGGTACGCTGCGTATGTCGTAGGCTTTCCGACCTAGTCGGAAGCTATACGGGATCATCATCTTGTTGCTCCTTCATTTCTTCGCCTCCCCGTAACGTCGGGCGGCACCCACGTCCGCGTTGAGCGGAATCCCTGGCATCCACTTCGGGACCTTGATCATCTCTGCCTTCACCCATTTCACGCCCTCCTTCACCTCGGCGTCGGGGCAGATCGCCAGCAGCTCGTCGTGCACCGTACCCTTCACCGGGAAGCGCTTGTCGACCCGCAGCATGCCGTCGGTCATGACAATGCGCGCAGTGCCCTGCGTTACGTTGTTGCAAACCTTCCCCGGGTACAGCTTGACGCGCTTCGCGCCCGCAGCATAGTGATACTGCGGGCCCTTCTTCGTCTGCTCAATTTGAATGTCAGGATACAACAACGACATGCCGTTGGCAAGCACGATCTCACCTTTCTTGAAGGTCAGGCACTTGTGCTGGTACACGTTGCCGGCAATGAGGCTGTGGGTGATCAGGTGACCCAGCAATTCCCAGAACTGGACAATTGGCGCGGCAGCCGTGCGGTACTTGTCGATGATGGCCTTGGCCGCCAGGCAGTGCACCAGCAGCTCTTGCTCCGTGCACGTGTGCGGGATCTCCGACATCTTGCGCATGTGCTCCTCGTTGTCGAGGAAGTTCGTGACATCCGCCTTGGTCACGCCCAGCTGCTTGGCGTCGGCCATCGTGTACCGCTGGGGAGGTGCACCCAGGAACCCAACCAGCAGCTGGCCAGCGAACGACGCCCAGCCGAGCTGGTACCCAGCGCCCAGCATGCCTGACTTCGCTGACTGCCGCAGCAGCGGGTGGCTCTCCTTGGTCAAACCCGGAATGCTGAACATCT